ATATTCAGATTCCTGGTTATGTTGAATTGTCTAGATTTTTATTAGTTACAAATACAACAACCAATACGATCATTTATAACTTTGCGTCTTCTGGTCTAGGTGGTACTGCTTCATATAATGCCACAACAAATGTAACCACACTGACTTTTCAAACCAACACTAGTTCAATGTCTGCTTCTCACCAGTTGCAGATTTATATTGATGAATATTATAATGAACAGAAAATTTCTCCCAATCTTACCTATCAAGATCCTGTAGAAAAAATGAGGGTGTCAACCCCTCAAGCATTGATGGATACTGACTTTGAGTATTCTTTACAGGCAACAAAATGGGAATCTGTGCAACTTCAAAATAATATTTCAAGTATTTTCCAAAGAGCAAACGAACCAGCATTCACAGCTTCAGATATTTTAAGTATTTTACCCGCTGCTTCTGGTGGGTATACTGGTTCTGCAACTAATACCACTTTCTTAGAGAATGGTAGAGCTGGAATGACCCAGTACTTTTCTGGTAACTCTGATGATACTAACTTTTTTATAAATTCACCTTTTAATATTAACTTTTTAGGTACTGTTTATACTGGAGCATTCTTTGGTAGTAATGGATATGTTACTTTTGGTGGAGGATCTGGTCAATACTCTAACTTAGCTGGGGAGGATCAACCAGCAGGTTTACCTGGTTTAAAATGGAACGCAGCTGATCAGAGAATTCAATGGTTAGGTGATATCACAATTGGTACTGCTCCAAATAGAACTTGGATTGTTAGATGGGAAGGATCTAGTTTCAGTGGACCACTCAATTCTATCGTAGTTGAATTAAGATTCCCCGAAGGGCAAAATAATATTGAACTTCATTATGTTGCTAACCAACAACAAAATGGAGTTACCGGATTACAAGATGGCAGTGGACCTTCTACTTCATACTTAGCAACATGGACTCCTAATATTAATGGAGCTGCACCATACACTACAGGACAAGCATTTAGAGTTGCTTGGGGACAAACTGGATCATCTAATGCCTTACAAGTTACAGTTTCTACCGCACCAGCAGTTCCTTTTGCAATTGGTAATCCTATCATTTTAAAAGAAACCAAAGATACTTTATATCTTGATGGAGCATTTTTGATTACACAAGTAGTTTCTACAACTTCATTTAGATTTGTACATAGATCTCCAACAGCGTATGTTGGAGATCAAAAAACAGATTATACTGCACTCTATACTGGAGGATTTTTTACTAATTCTTCATTACCACTAAATAATATCCAATCTGTTTCTGGAACAACAAGAGCAAGAATAAACTTTCTCTCTAATCATTCATTACATATAGGATCAAAACTTTATATTGTAGATTCAACCGCTTCAAGCTCTGCAACATGGATTGGTGCTCGTGACGTAAGTAGAGTGGTAAGTGATACTGCAGTTGAATATGTAACTGGAGAATTAACGAATTATGCTAGTACCACAACATTAAGTAGTGGATCTACTAATGTCTATGTCAGAAATGAGGGAATTGCATCTCATAGATATTTGGATGGTGGAGTTCAAATTAACCCATCTTCAAATAGTCCAAATTGCCAAATTATCAGACAAACACGTAAATATTTTAGATATCAGTCTGGTAAAGGCATTATGTTCTCTACTGGTATTCTTTTTAGACCAGTTTATGATGCATCTACCTGGAGTGTTTTAACAAACGTTTATCAAGTTGGAACAAACGAAGTTTATTCTTTGACTATTACAACAGATCAAGAACATGGATTCACTAGTTCCAGTACTTACTTACAGGGCGCCAAAGTCAAATTAACTGGATTTACTGTTACGAGTGGAAATAACCCTTATAATGGGGAGTACAGAGTTGCCACCATTGTGAATAGAACTACATTTACAATTAACGTAAATGTAAGTGCTGGTAATGGTGGACTGCCAACTGATACTAATCCTGGAGGAACCCCAAGAGTTGAAGTTATTGAATGGAATGATGCTACAGTAAGATCTGGTTTGTTCGATGACCAAAATGGAATATTTTTTGAGCATGATGGAAAATATCTACATGCTGTAAAAAGATCCAGTACAAATCAATTGGCAGGAAGAATTGCAATTGCACAAAATTCTTCTTCGGTAATAGGAACAAATACTAAATTTTTAACTCAACTTAAAGAAGAAGATAATATCATTATCAAAGGTGGAAATTATCTTGTTACAAAAATAAGCAGTGATACTGATTTAACTGTTTCTCCTGATTATAGATCAACGTCAGTAACTGATGTTAAAATTGTTAAAACAACCGATGAACGTTACAGACAAGATCAATTCAATATAGACAAACTAGATGGAACTGGAGAAAGTAAATACACTCTAGATCCAAATAGAATGCAAATGGTCTTTATTGATTATTCTTGGTATGGTGCTGGTAAAGTTCGTTGGGGAATTAGAACAACAGATGGATATATTCATTATGTTCATGAAGTAAAACAAAATAATATTAATACCGAAGCATATATGAGAACTGGTAACCTACCAGGTAGATTTGAAATTTCATCTAAATCTAAGTCTGGTAAATTATTGACTTCAATGACAAGTGGATCATCGACTATTAATGTAAATGAATCCGAAGCTATTTTCTTACCACCTTCAGGCACAATCGCAATTAATAATGAATACATTAATTATACGAAGGGAGGATTAGCAGGAAGTGTTAGAACATTAAACTTAATAACTAGAAATATTGGTGGTCTTCTTGGTGGACCAACAACTGCTGGAATAAATGATACTTGGTTATCAATTAATCAGAATTGCTCTCCTTCTTTAAGTCATTGGGGTGTTTCTGTGATTATGGATGGTAGATTTGATGTTGATAAAGCATACCTCTTTACGGCACAAACAGCACAAGGTGTTGGTGGATATCAATTTGTTGGTAATAATGTAAGAGTTGCTCTTATAACTCTTAGATTGGCGCCTAGTGTTGACTTTGGTATTCCTGGATTTTATGGAGTTCGAAACTTAATTAATAGATCTTCTCTATCTCTTGATAGTATTGGTCTTTCTGCTAATGGTAATTTTGCTATCGAGGTCAGAATTAATGCTGAATCGAATGTATTAAATAACACTGCTAACTGGAGAAGAGCTCCTAACGGATCTATTGCACAATATATTGACCATAGTTTCACTGGTGGTGCATTTAGTGGGGGAGATGTTATTACTGCATTTTTCGCAGAAGATGGACAAGGTAGATTTGCAAATACTACTTATCCAATCACGACAATTCGTGAACTTGGTAATAGTATTCTCGGTGGACCTGGCATTTATCCTGATGGACCAGATACATTAACTGTTTTTGCCACAAATATTTCGGGGCAAACAAGAGCTATTTCTGGACGAGTAACCTGGACCGAATCTCAGGGTTGATTTGACATTTTTGTCTTTTTCTCTTATAATATCAAGGTCTTCAACATCCTTGTATCTTTGGGAATGAAGACCCTCTCTGTGGTGGGAGAGGTGAGTTGGTGGTTAACAAGGGGGGGTTTATACCCTCCTTTTTTCTCTTATAAATTAGTATAAGTTATTAAAGAATTATGAACTTTACAGTCTATTCAAAAGAAAATTGCCCGTATTGCAGTAAAGTCAAACAAGTATTAGAGTTGACAGAACAGAAGTTTGTAGTGTATACTTTAGGACAAGACTTTACTAGAGAGGAATTCTATGCCGAGTTTGGTGAGGGATCTACTTTTCCTCAAGTTATTTGTGACGATAAAAAAATAGGAGGATCCGTTGACACAATCAAATTCCTCAAAGAACAACAAGTCATCAAATCGTGACCTAAATAAAACTGAAGACCACTTTAATCGTGGTATTGAACTCATACTTAATGGAGGGAAAAGAAAGCAAACTCAACCATTCCACATTATCTTTGAGAAGATAGTTTGCTTTCTAAATCGGGAAGTCACTATCTATTTTGAATTTTCCTTTAAGTCAAGGAAGAAAAAAGTAGTTTCCCGAGGTAAAAGAAATGTTAGCAGTTAGTTTAGTTTTCGGTTCCTTTCTAACCTTTTTGTTTCTTATAGTGGGGATAATGGCAGGTTGGGTAGCAAGAGAATATATGATGAACTATCGGGAAATACCAAGACCTCACCCCGAAATGTTCGATAACCAGGGCAACCTGATTCCAGATGAGGTGATTGCATTTAATTTTGAGAACTATCATGACTACGACGACACAGAAGAAGACAACGACGACTAAACCAAAGGTAGTAAAAGAAACTGCTATCGTAGAACTTCCAACAAGTCCTTTTGCTTTTGAAGTATTTGATTTAGTATCTAAGCAAAAGTCCAATGCTAAGAAAGTGGAAGTTCTTAAAAAATATGAGCATCCTTCGCTTAAGGCAACTTTAATTTGGAACTTTGATGAATCCATCATTTCTGTTCTTCCAACTGGTCCTGTTCCTTATTCTGGATATGCTGAACAGACTTCTTATAGTGGTTCTTTAAGCACTAAGATTACCGAGGACATCCGTAGGATGCACGAGACTGGATCATTCTCTCTTGGAGCAACAGATCGTCAAGGACACACGACGATTCGTAGAGAGTATGTAAACTTCTATCACTTTATTAAAGGTGGTAACGATGCTTTGAATAGCATTCGTCGTGAAACAATGTTTATTAATATTCTTGAAGGGCTTCATCCTCTTGAAGCAGAAATCATTTGCCTTGTAAAGGATAAAAATCTATCCGAAAAGTATAAGATTACGAAGGAAATTGTCTCTGAGGCATATCCTGATATTACTTGGGGAGGGCGTTCGTGAGTCAACTTAGTGATGTGATTGAACAAACGCAAAGTACGGAAAAGCATATGGACTATTGGACACCAGCAGAAAAAGAAACTTGTAAGTCTCGCTATGGGTGTGACATTCTTGTTGAAAATGGTTCATATGCTGATGTTTGTACCAAAGAAGCACCAAATGATGCTTATATTATCAAGTATATTGTTGATGAAAAAATTTGTTTTGATCTGACCAGGGGAACAAGAACTCGTTTGTTTGATATGTATTGGGATAAGTTTCGTGAAAACTTAAAAGACATTGACTTTGGGTATGGTAGAGTCAATCCTAAACTCTGGGGTTATCAATCACCCAAAACCAAAAAGCGAAAGTAATTCCTCATATAAGGCAAAATTTTTCCGGCAAAATTTTCTTGCGTGAGGGTTTTCACAAATCTTCACGCTTTTTAGTATAATATAGATACATTTTTGTATCTATTGTTACTATTTCAAGATATTTCTCACCTATATAAGATGAATAGAGGTATAATAATCCTCTAACGTTCATCCTATGACTAAGGCACTTTTGCT